CTCCTCGCCTATTCCGCTCACCTCAGTTTCCGTTCTTTCGTCAGACACATGTCTCCGCCTTCAACATCTGCATGAGCCTATTCCGCTGAGCGGGTGTCGCAATCATTATTCAGCCTCAACTGGGCTAGTGTAATAGCCGCGCTTACCCGTGCGTCGACGAAAGAGCCTGCGATCGCGCGCCTTCTGGCTCGCGATAAGGTTCCTGCTTGGTAAGGACCCACCAAGCAGCCTCTGCGAGGTGGCGCCCAACGGCGACCACCGCCTTCTGGTGATTCTTGTTGCGTTTGATCCGTTGGTACAGTCGCACCACATGGCTTCCGGCGAGCCAGCGTTGGTTGACCACCACAAGATTGCCAGTTTCTACGAAGGCCCACTTTAGATTCCGGTTCACGTTACCGCAAACTTCGCCCATCTTAGTGTGACCGCCGCTGGAATGGACCCGCGGCACCAGTCCGGCGTAGCTGGCCAGATGAGCGGCTGTCGGGAAGCGATCTACTCTACCGATTTCGAGCATGAGCACCATGCTCAGAATCTTTCCCACGCATGGCAGTGTCTTCAGCAGATCCGCCTCCACGCTCACCTTCATGATTGCTTCGAGCCGCTTCTCCGCTGATTCGATCTGCGTTTCCAGGAAATCGAGTGTTGCGAGCTCTTGCTCGACCGCCTCTCGGCTGTGCATGGGCAGCTCCGGCAATCGCCCGCCGAGTTGCAAACGACCTTCGACGCCGAAAAGGTCCGACCCCGACACTTGGACGTTATGTCGAGATAACGTGCCGTGGATCCGATTTTTCACCCGTGTCCGCAGCCTCACGAGAAAAATACGTAGCCGAAGCAGTTCGCGCTGATCGCGTACCTCGCTCGGTGGAATCCATACTTCCGGCAGAGTTCCATTTCGAAGCAGAATCGCCAGCCCTCTGGCGTCCAGTTTGTCTGTTTTCTTGGTCAGCGCCATTCGCCGTTTCGCTTCCAACGGGTGGCAAAGCTTGGGATGGTGACCCGACCGCTCCATCTCATCAACTAACCAACTGTAACTACCGCTCGCTTCCAATGCGATGTTCGAGCCCTGAGGCAGTTGCGCCAAAAACTCCCGGTAAAGCTGCCGATCATGTGTCACACGCAGGGCCTCGCCGGCATGCCCCTTCTCGTTCACCGCAACGAACACGGAGAACTTCTTGTGAGCGTCGCATCCGATAAACTGTTCCATATTGCTGCAGCACCTCCTTGTGCTTGGGGTTTTGCTCGCAGTCTACGCGAAACCCCGCTGCAGCGCTTTCATAGCATCATTATCGTCGGGGCCAAGTGATTCAAAACTGCGAAATCACGACGCGCTCGCTGAACACGATCGTTTGCTCTCTGGGCACAATCTTGCAGAATGCCATGACGAGGGCCTCGGCGCGATCGGGCGATGACTGTCCGCGCTTCCTGGCGTCTTCCTTGCTCTCGATCTCCGTCTTCCCTGCTGGTGTCGCCCGATAGAGGATCGCCGAAAGCTGCGCCTCCGTTTCGAGATCGTTAAGCCTGCAAACTTCGCCCCGCTCCATACATTCGCGGAGTCCCCAGTACGCCTCAGCCTTCGCGTTCGCGAAGCGTTCCGCGTCGATGGCGCGGTGACCAGCATTGAATCGAAGCACTGGGAAACCGTGATCGTTGAGGTGCAGCGCGAAGTTGTAACCGATGCCCACTTCATCCACAAGCACGTGAAGCAGTCTGCCGGTTTGCTTCAGGCGCCCTAGCAACTGCACAACGCGCCCACGCGGGTCAGCGTCCGCGAATGCGTGAGTCTCCAGGATGGCCCCGCCCGAGCGCGCCACCAGCACCGTCTCATCTTCCCCAGGTCCGGCGACATCGATCCCGACCTGAATCGGCAGGATCTTCAGTTTCTCGATTTCCTGGGGCGCGGGATCGCGCTTCGCTCGCTCGATCAGTTCAAGGCTGAAGACCGAATAGGCAGACTGGGTTGGAAACTCGCCGAGCACGCGAGCGCTAAACATCGGGTGCTTTGGGCCCCAGGCGAGCGCCCGCTCTTTCACCCACCGCGGTGTGACCAAGTACGGCGCCGGCGGATGAGCGAGTTCGTCATCGCTCATCGCTAGGAGTTGCTCAAGGCTTATTCCCTCGAGGTTCGGCGTGTCGAAAGCGCTGATCGTGAACGTGGTCCAGATCGTTCTGCCGCGGCCGAACGCATTGAAGTAGTACCCGCTGGGAATGACGGGGTTGCCCAGCATGAGCACGTGGACGTCGCCGCCGGCACGGACGCCCTCGATCGCGTCCCAGATGTCCGCGCGGATGCCGGGTGCCTCGTCGGCGATGATCAGAATCTGGCGACCGTGGATTCCCTGGAACTTCACCGCCTCGTTCGTCGAGATGCCCTGAATGTAATTCGCATCGCTGATGCGCAGCTCCGTTGCGCTCGGAACCGGGAACGCAATCCGCGACTGACTCGCGGCCAACCGGATCTCGTCCCACATCAGCCGAACCTGCCGCCAGCCAGGAGCCGTGTTGATGACCTTTCCCTCAGGATACCGGAGCAACCACCACAGAGCGAACCTGGCGGCGAGATACGTCTTGCCGCTCGCGTGGCAGGCTTTGACCGCAACCAGCGGCTTGCTCGCCACCGCCCGCATGATGTCGCGTTGGCGCCGCCAAAGGACCGAGCCGAGCACATCGCTGGCGAAGTGCACTGGGTCCGTAAGCGACGTGGGCATTTTATTTCTTGATGGGGTCTTCATCCGGATCCTCGGCGGGGCGCGCGTCCGCGGCGCTTTCCAGCAATGCTCGGGCTGCATCGACGGGAATCAAAGCTTTCCCGTCTGGTCCCGTGTGTTCGAGCCGGCTGGTTTCCCTCCACCCGAGTCGGCTCTTCATCCAGAAAATGGTCGCTCCTGGGCACATGCCCGAGGTCGCGAGGTTGTACAGGGTCGCGCCCACACGAGCGTTGGCTATGTCCGCAGCGGAGTCCAGCACTATGCGGAAGTGCTTCCGCAAGGTCTTTGCGTCGATGCGGAGCACACGTGCAATCGTGTCCTGGCGCATCCCGAGACCAGCCATCGCTTCTACCATGCGTTGATCTTTGTCGGTCGGATTGTATTTCCTGCGGCCGCCTGCCATCTTTTTATACGCGGGAAAAACTCCGCCCCCTTTTCGCTTAATTCTTGACGGACTCAGCCAAAAACGTTACGTTAAGATTTCAACTGCATTGGGGTTTACTAGACCGGCCTCCATGTAGGTAACGATGCCGTCTTGAAGTAGGACCGGGGCTATTTGCCTGAACCCCGATCCATTGAGGATTACTATGGCCTCTTTCAGCGTAAGCGCGGCTTTGCAGTGCGGGCACTGCATCACGTGTTTTTTTGTCTGTGTTTCTTCCATGAGGTTCTCCTAAGTGCCGGAAAAAGTGACTGAACGAATCAGCGGAATGGGGAAGGTCTTTGCGGATCAAGAACTCCTTGCTGACTGCCGATACGAAGTAACGGTGTATCAACGTCTTGTAGATACAACGAACGTAGGTCAGCGCGCGACCTCTCTTAGTGACGTCAATGTAGGCAAAGTTGAACTGCAAATATTCTCCATCTCTGTTCCGCTCCGTGCGGAGAGTCGCAAGCTCCTGACGCTCCAACTTGAAGATGGTCGCAAGCTTGATTTTTACTGGCTCCACGGCAACGCAACAGCCACTCAGGGGCTGTACTGAGTAGCCGATTCGTGATCCTATAGCGCCTTTCCAAGTCAAACATTTCGCTTGCCTTTTGCTTTGAACAGAGTGATGGATGTCAGTCATGAGCACCTTCACAATCGACTCTGCAAACAACATCGCGGTTTTTGCTTCGCAAGACGAAGCCACTGCCGCTAAGATCAACGATGCCGAATACTTCGGCACTGCCCGGGAACTGAACAAGCTGGCCAGTTCCTGGCCCGCCAATCGCCTTGTCGAAGTGTGGAACAGCTTCGCTGGTGTCGCGCCCTTCGGCAATTTGAAGCCGGTGAAGAAATTCCCGGATCGCAAGGCGGCCGTTGCGCGAATCTGGGAGGCGATCCAACGACTGGTTCCCAAGGTTGCGCCACAGGCGCCCGACGTCGCGCCCGCCAAGAGGAAGGGGAAGAACGCCCCCGCCCAGACCAAACGACGCGACACGGCGCGCCCGTCCGCGAAGAAAACGGCCAACGTCGCGCGCGAGGGCAGCAAGAAAGCCGAAGTGGCCGACCTGATGCGCCGCCCCAAGGGCGCGACGCTCGCGGAGGTCATGAAGGCTACCGGCTGGCAGCCCCACACCGTTCGTGGGTTCGTCTCCGGGACACTCACCAAGAAGCTCGGGCTGAAGGTCGAGTCCTTCCGCAACGACGAGAAAGAGCGCTGTTACCGGATCACGAGCTAGATTGAGGGCCATCGCCTCCCCTTCGCGCCGCCGGGTTCCCCCCTGGCGGCGTTTTTCGTTCTGCGGGCTTCAAGCCGCAACTCCCATTCGTTCGGCCTTGATCTGCGCAAATGTCCGCCCGTCCCCTTCCAGCGTCGCTTCTCCCCCCGCGAGCTGCTGCCATCGCTCGACGATGACGTCACAATACTTCGGGTCGAGCTCGAGGCCGAGACAGACGCGCTCGGTGAGTTCCGCGGCCGCGAGCGTCGTGCCACTGCCGAGAAAGGGATCGTACACGAGCTCGCCTCGGCGAGTGTGATTGAGAATCGGCCGGCGCATCAGTTCAACCGGCTTCTGGGTTGGGTGGTCAAACTTCGCCTCGTCCGATCCGCCCATTATGAATTTCGGACTCGGTGACTGCCAGACCGTCGAGTTCTCTCCAGGTTTTCCAAACCAGGGCGCGTTCTTCTTTCGGATGTACCAGCACGGCTCGTGCTGATACCAATAGTGCGTCCGCGTCAGGACCGTTCGCCCCTTGTCCCAGATGATCTGCTGCGGGTACAAGAAGCCGATCCGCAGCAGCCCTTCCAGAACCTCGCGCGTGTACACGCTCGCGTGGAATACGTAAGCGGCCTCGAGGCTCGGCACATGTTGGTACGCCTCGGACCAGTCCGCTCTTGTATCGCCGGAGATCGAGGTTTCGGTGTGGCCTTCCGTCCTCTTTTTCATATACGACGCTTCAGCAGGCCCGCAGGAATTTAATCCAGCTCGATCCCTCCATTCGCTGTCCAGGCTTATTCCATACGGAGGATCTGTCACCATCAGGCGCGGCTTGCGGTCGCCGAGCAGTCGCGCGACGTCCTGCGCGTTGGTCGCATCGCCACAATGCAGCCGATGTTCTCCGCAGAGCCACAGATCGCTTGGCTGCGTGGCCGCCACTTCCGGCAGCGGCGGCGCTTGGTCTGCTTTCTCCTCGTCCAATGGATTACGAAGCATCACGTCGAGTTCGTGCACGCTGAATCCCGTCAGACTGAGGTCAAATGAGAGCGCGTTGAGTTCAGCGAGTTCCGGGCCGAGTAGATCGAGGTCCCAGTCCGCCTCCTGGTGGCTACGATTGTCCATGAGCCTGTACGCGCGGATCTGGGCCCGCGTCAGCTTATCGGCGACGTGAACCGGCGCCTCGGTCCAGCCGAGCTGGAGTGCTGCCAACCGGCGAACATGCCCCACGATAATCACTCCGTGCTTGTCGACCACGATCGGCTGCTGCCACCCGTACTCTTGAAGGGACGCCGCGACCTTGTCGATTGCTCTCTGGGGGATCTTGCGCGCGTTCTTCTCATACGGGAAGATTTCGCTCAGCGATCGGATCTCGATCTTCACGCGGACACTTCCCGCGGCAACGACTCACCTGCCGCGTTTTGCACCTCGGACTCGTCCGTGGGCGACTTGGGATTTCCGGGGAATCGTGATTCTTGCGCGACCGTCTGAAAAAGCATACCTCACCTTCCAATACTTCAAAAGTGAAGGATCCTTTCGGAGGGTGCGCTTTGCGCTCGCCTGTCGAACCGAGCCTCTGGATTTGATTCTACGACGAGCGGCCTGGCGATTGCCACATTTTTTCTTCGGGGCTAACGTGTCGGCTCGATTCCGTCTTTGGTGGGTTAAGTTCCACTGCTAGGAAAACGGCAGGCCTTCACGAACTCGTAACCGACACGAGTGATGAAATAAATTTGAGTGTCTTTCTCTTCTCGCTCCGAGAGAAGTCCTAGGCGGATCAGATTTCCCAGCCGCGTGTTGAATTGGCGATAGTCTTCGGCAACGACGGGGTCGGGACTCCTTTGATTCATTGGATAGTTATTTAGAACGCTACCGCTCTTTGTTGTGAGACCGCAATCAGCGTACTTTTGCAGCATTGACGTATGTCCGCCGAGGTTCACCAGTTCGGGCCAAGTGCCGTCGCGTTTCGGTTTACTGAAGTGCGACATTAAGGCACCTTCAACATGATCATAGACGGCCCCCAGGAAGATCGCTTCGCCGCCTGACAGTTGCTTCAGAATCTCTACGAAGCATGGCAAGATGCCCGATCCGGTGATCGGATCCGATGCGTTGACGAGCAGCGCCGCCCACGCCGAATGCAGGTCCTCGTCGGCTTCAACCGACGCGTTATCCATAACAGGCAAGAGAATTTTTAGTGGGACT